ATCCATTGTAGAAGGCCTAGCCATAATACTCAACGGGGCCGTTGTCAATCTCCCTCTCATCCTCCTCGTCCGTATTCAGGCTGATGAAGTTGCCCTGACGGAACCGGTGCCAAGCCATGACAGCGGTGTCGACTTGGTCGTCATTGGCCCCGTTGGGGAAAGCAGCACACTCCTCGACTAGCTCTTCAGCCCACTCTTTTCCTTCTGGATACCACACCATTCCAGACTCAAGGATCGGGGCCACGGCGTTGGCACGGCTGAGCTTATCCTGCCCGGTCTTCCTGCCCCCAGGGGAGTACATGGTGACAGGGATGTTCAGACGCCGCAGTTCCTGCTGCAGCGGGGTTCCCGTTGCCTTGGCCTCGATCAGGACGTTGTCTGGCTTCCAGTACTGGTACTCGTCCTTGGCCACGCGCTTGAGTTCGGGGAAGTCCCACCGGCCCTTGCGCACGTTGAGCAGGATTAGGTTTGCCCCAGAGTCAGCGTCAGGGTAGAACACGCCCCAGGTGCTGATGACGGAGAAGTCGGCCGTCTCCTTTTTAGAGTACGCCGTGTCCAGGCACTGCAGGATGTACTCGCAGGACGGGGGCTCGTCATAGGTCCACTTGCGCCACCAGTGGCGTTTCAAGATGGCCCCCTCGTCGTTCGTGGGTTGCTGCTGCCACTGGGCATTCCACTTCTTCAGGCCAATGGAGAACTTGACCTTTTCCAGCTCGTCGATCTTCCAATACTCGGGCCACAAGGGGCGGCCAGAGGGGAGGATGGCCGGGAACTCCAGGACTTCCCACTGGTCCGCCTTGAGGTTGCCCTGCATCTTAAGCAGTCGGCCAGCAGGGTCGTCCGTCTTCCAGCGGGTGTTGATCAGGATGATGGCGCCGCCCGGCTGCAGACGCTGACGAGGGCCGGACTCGTACCATTCCCACGTTTGCTGCATTGCGGTATCAGAGTTGGCGTCCTGTTCGTCCAAGATGTCGTCCAGCACGATCACATCACCGCCTCGGCCCGTCATGGCACCGCCCTTACCAATGAAGAACGCCTCACCGCCTTGGCTCGTGTTCCACCGACCGGCGGCCTTGGAGTCCGCTGACAGGGTCATGCCCGGGAACAACTCGCGGTACTTCTCGTCCTCGGCAAGGTTTCGGATCATCCGGCCAAAACGCTGCGCCAACTCGGCAGTGTGGGAGCCGACGATGAGTTTTGCATCGGGGCGCTTGCCCATCAGGTAGGCCGGGAACAGGTAGCTGCCAAGCTGGGACTTGCCGTGCCGGGGCGGCATGGCAATGATCAGGCGTTTGCACTCACCGGCCACGACCCGGTCCAGGGCTTTGGCGATGCGCCGGTGGTGTTCCCCGACCAGCATTTCAGGCCACACGTATTGGCAGAAATCGATGAAGTTTCCCGTTGCGCGCTCCTGGGCTTGGAGCAACTGCAGCCGAAGCTGCAGGCGCATCATCTCTTCTTCAGCATCCTGCGGCGTAGTAGGTTTGTATGACATGGGCCAGGTTTTGGAATTTTTATAAATATACCCCCGGTTTGCCATTTAGGAAACAAGGGGGTAGGTCCAGGTTCTCAAAAGGTTTTCCTATGGCAAAAATAGGGCTACGGGGCCGACGCCTCAGCTTCGGCCCGTTTATGGCCCTCCCGGCCATAGGGTTATCCCTATGTGTGGCTTTGGGGGCGGCGGCGGGGTGCGGGCTGTGGCTCAGGGCTGTTGCCCCTAGCCTGTCCATAGGGTTCTACCCTATGCTATCGGGGCGCGTGCCCCGATAGGCAAGGGCCTCGGCCCTTGCGGCTTACGCTGCTGCGGCTGCCTTCTTGGCCTCGTAGTCTGAACGGCTCTTGTCTGCTGCTGCCTTGGCCTCGGCCTTGGTCACTAGCTGGACCTCTTCGATGCGGACCTCGGCGCCCTTGTCGGCGTAGTGGGCCTGCTCGCCATCGCCCCACATGTACTCGTAGTTGACCCGGGTCAACGTAACCAGGAACCCGGCCACGGCCTGGACGTCTTTGCTGCTCATGCCCTCGGGGAGCAGGTAGCGATTGCCGTCGATGACGATTACTTTCTTCATGGTCTCTATCCTTTCTAGGTTGATCTGGCCGGGACCCCCCGGCCAGTGCTGACATTATAGCGGACATTCTGTCCGCTCTGCAAGACCCTACGGGCTAGAAGGATATGCTCAGGTTCGCGCTGCCCAGCACCTCGCGGACTTCGTTCTCGATGTCCATGTTGTTGTCCATCCAGGTTTCGATCTTGTCGTCGAGGTCGGCGTGGTCATAGAGCCATTCGCCCGCACGGAGATTGAAGTGCTCATCGGCCCAGGCCTCGATCTCGTCGCGGGTCAGGGCCACCAGCTCGTCGCGGGTCCAGCCAACTCGGGCGGTGGAAGCGAGCGATTCTTCGAGCGCCGCGATCCGGCCCTCGAACCTTGCCTCGAAGTCGGAAATCTCCGGCTCCACCTGGGCGGGGGCCTCGGGCCAGACCTTCGCGGCCGTGTTGACCACCACCATGAGCGCGGTCATGACGGCCGCGCGGTGCTCGTTCGGCAGCGTGAGGACCAGGGCTCGGGCGTAATTTATGGCCTCGTCAACGCTGCCGCGATCCGCGAACAGGTTCAGGGCGTGGGGCTTGAAGGGGTTCGACATTCTCTATCCTTTCTAGGTTGATCCAGCCGGGGCCCCGGCTGGTGATGCAATTATAGCGGACATTCTGTCCGCTGTGCAAGCCCCTCACAGCATCAGGGCTATGGCCACGGCCACCACGTACAGAATGCAGGCCCCGCCTGCAATGGTGCTCATATCTTTGCTCCAAAGACATGATTGAACAGGTCCACCGCCACCCAGTAGGGCTCGGTGTCCGACGCCCCGAAGTCGGACCACTTCGACAGCATCGGAGCGAACAGGCGGATCGCCTCGTCCGCGTTCGAGCTGCTCTCAATCACCAGCTCGGCAGCAGCGTTCAGGCCAGCGGCAGCGGCGTCGCTGCCCTTGATGTCATACAGGGACCACTCGTCCCGGGTCAGGGACACCCGGGCAATGCGTTCAATCGTGACGTTCATCGCTCTATTCCTTTCTCAATAGTCGTTTTCAATCGGCTCATCCATTTCAGACTGGGCATACCACCCGCGAAGGATTTCGGGGCGATAGCGGGAGAGACGCTGTTCCTGGCATTTGTCGCAAACCCGGCACAGCGGGATACCCCGCCCATCGTATTCCCACCAGGACCCGTCGCCTTTTGTGTGCTGGCACTCATCGCTCATGTTCTCTATCCTTTCTGAATCGGCCCCGGGACCGATTCCCGGGGCACGCGGCCATTATGCCCGGCCCACGGACCAGGGCAAATTGCATTTTCTTATCGGGGCACCGGCCCCGATAGCCCCGGGACACGCACCGCGCGCCCCGAACCACGGCCCGCGCGCCACGTTCCAGGCGGCGAGAGGCAGGGACCGGGGGCCCGGTTTACCCCTTGCGAATCTAACCGAACCCGGGCCCTAAATGCGAGCGATTCTCACTCGTAAATAAGGCCCAATTGAGAATGATTCTCACTCGGTTAAGCGCTCAGCAATTCCAGGGCTCGCGACTTCAGGGCCGCACCGGTCCCGAAAAACGCGGACTCTAGGCGGGTATTCGTGGAGCGGCCGCGCTCGTGGTCCACCAATTCAGTTACCGCGTTCAGCAGCCCCCAGCGGGTGCCAGCGACACCGGGGATGTCGGACCCGATAGCCCGGCGGCCGTGGAATAGTTCCGTAATGCGTTTATAGGCGCGGGACTCGGTGACGTCCAGGGCGCCGGAATGGTACGGCTTCAGCAGCTCGGCCACGAACGCATCCGCGTCGGTTTTACTGATCGGCTGCCCGGCAAGCTTGCGCGACTCAATCAAAAACCGGTCCCACGAATCGGCCACTATGCCCAGGTCCTGGCGGACGCGATCCGCGTCGAAGCGCTCGGAATGCAGCACGCGGACTGTGCCCGTATTGTCCCCGCGCAAGGCCTGGACAATGGTGTTATTACAAACCACGCGGATGCCCGTAAATTTAGCCGTCGTGGCCATGGTGCCATCGTATGACGTCCCGAGCAGCAGATACGGCCGCACGCGGTCCCCGTCGATGACGTCGGCGCCGGGGTTGACTTTCGCAAGTGCCCAGATACGGCGCCCGAAGCTTAGCGCCCCGGCCACTTCCATCTCGAACCCGCCGATATCGGCAAGCTTGCCCATAAAGCCCATAACGTCGGCGGGCTGCACCACGTGGTACCCGTCAGACACCACGGCCAAGGGCGTGCCATTGTCCGAGCGGTGCAGGACCTTGCGACCTTCGAAGGCTTCGGGCTCGCTCGCGGCATCCGAGCGGAACAGCACCGGGGATTCTTTGACAGTGTAGGCAAGCCCCGCCTCACGGGTCCATTCTTCAATCGTGGCGCCGAGGGTCAATTCCTGACCCAGTCCGTGCCAGGGTGTACGGCCAGCGAAAGCAATTGCGGCGCGGCCGTTCGTGATGTCGATCATGTGTGCCATCTCTCTATCCTTTCTAAGTTGATCCGGGTCCGACATCGGGCCCAGTGCGTGAATATTAGTCTATTGTGCGGGACTGTCCACACAATTTTAGCTATCGGGTTTCGATTCCCGATAGCCCTAGTCCCCGTCGAATTGATCGACCAGCCACCATCCGACGATAAAAAACAGCATGATCAGAAAGAACATTACGCGGCCCTTTTCATCATGATGACGCGGGCCATCTTCTGACCATGGGCGGGATAGCAAATTAGCGGGACAGTCTTAGCCCAGCAAGCCCGGCAGCCCGAACACTTGCCCTCGTGCTCATATGCCCGGCACAGTGACGCCCCTTCGCGGGCCTGAAAAGTCGCGGCATCCGGACCGATGACGGACCCGTGCAGGCCGGGGATATATTCGCCCGTGACGCTATCGGAAGAAAACCGGACCGACACGTTATCCAGGGCTCGCATCAATTCGAACACTTCGCGGAACTTCGGGAACTTGTGCATACGAGTCGGCAGCCAGTGACGGCACCACGGCGTGCGGCGCATCACTTCTAGAATTTTCTCGGCCAGCCCCAGCGAGTAAGCATCGCCCGAATCAAACCATCGGAAATATCGGTCCCGTTCCAGCTCGGCCACCATCTCATCGGCCCATTCCAGACGCTGCCAGTCGGTCCGATTAAATTCGCGGGGCTCGCGCACGTTTGGGTATCGATAGTTTCCCGTCGTGGCATAGCAGCCCTTGCACGCATCGACCAGCTCGCCAGGGGCCGCCACGCTACCGGGGCATGTATCAATCGCCTGCAGGGACCACGAGCGGATGCCGTCAAGCTTCGATGTAACGCTAATTCTCACTGCCATATCTCTATCCTTTCTGAGTGCCCCACTATCGGAGCGGCGCCAGTATAACGCGATTCAGGGCATTTTGTCAACCCACGCTATCGGGGTTTTCCATTAGTTCGGCTAATTCTTTCCACGGCATGCCACGATTGGGCCAGTCCCGCAGGGGCGCCACCCGAAGGCCATTCTCGGCAAGGTCGACAGCATCAGCGCCACGATAAAGCAGCACACGGGCGGGTTTTTCCTTCGTGCCCTTGTAAGAGACAAGAACAAAGCAAGGGCGCCCCTTTGAGGCATGCCGGGTCAGAAAGGCAACTTGATGCGGCCGCAAGGCGACTTTCAGGCCGCGCTCGACCACTTTAAGCTCGACAGCAACAAAGCGGGGACCGACGCCCATAAGGCAATCCGCGATCCCCAGGTTCACGCGGTTCTCAATTCGCTCGATGTCGACGCCAAAGGGGCGCAGCCCTTCGCGCACCCTGGCAGCAAAAGCGGCTTCAGGTTTCATCGCCGTCGGGGCCCAGAGAATTGTCCCGTTCAAATACATCGGCGGGAGGCTCTGCCACGGGCGGAGTAAAAGCGGGGTCTCGCTCACGTTCTATCGTGTCCAGGACCTGCCCCGTATCGGCGTCGATAATGGCCGAAGGCGGGGGGCCGCCGTACAGTTTTTTAAGCTCGTCAAGCTTGCGCTGGACTTCTTCCTTCGACATGCTGTCGATGGTGCCATGGCGGATTTCCTTGCGGTCAACGTAGATTGTGCCCAGGGCTTGCCCTCGGCGGTACTCGGCCTGGACAGCAGCAGCATACGCCCCGGCTTCGAGGGCCTTGTCACGAATGAGCTGCAGGTCCCGCATGTGCCGCTCGTAACTGGTGTTGTACTTCGAATTCAGCTCAGCGCGGTAGGCCTGAATCGCAGCGACCACGTGGGGATTGATCTCGGGGTTCGTCAACTTCCACGCCATGACGGACGCGGAAGTGTCTTTGTACCCCGCCCGAATCGCCGCCTCTTTTAAGGTGACCCGGCCATCCCCGGAGACGTACTCCGTGACGAACTTCCATTCCTTGGCGTTCAGGGTCTTGCGCTGCTTTCGCAGCGGAGCCACTTCCCGCGACATCCGGGTGCGTGCCTTGTCCGGCACCACCGGGGCAACGTTCCAGACATCCTTCTTGGTCATCAGGTGGTTCTCCACATGCGCCAACCCCCGTCGACCTTGCGCATCACGAAGACCCACTCGGGCTGGCGAAGGCGGACAAACCGCACCGCCGATATCCGGGCCGAATTCGCGCGGGCCTTATCGGTGAACAAAATGCTATCGCCGGGTTCCATATCCGCAAACGGGTACTTCGAGCGCGTAACAGGGAAGGCCACCCCGTGTTCAATCTGTAGCATGAGCGATCCCCACGTAAAACAACTACGGGCAGTGTAGCGCAGCAGGGCCGGTGCTGTCAAAGAACAGGGCCCCCTATAGGACTTTTTTGGGGTCAACAGTGATTTCTTTTTTCAAAAACCTAGCTCGCGGAACCCCCCAGAGAAATTACACTCCTGACCTCCCTGTAATGCCCCGAATGGTCTCCAAACCCGCATCAATCCTCACTTCTTACGCCATTACGTCTATTACGCCCAATTTCACAAAAAAAATTTCAAAAACACACATGACCCCAAAAAAGTCTATAGGGATTCTCAAAAATGCATAAAGAACCCATCTCTTATGCCAAAACCACGCAGTAAAGGCCCTTGGTCCGTGGTCCTCGCTCCCTTCCCCGTCCTCCTCCCCCTTTCCCCCAGGGTAAACACCTATTCCCGCCCCTGTTGACACTTTGCCCGATCTCCCCTAGACTTTCTGTCCGGTTTAGCCATTTTTCAACCACGTACACCCTGTACAGAAAGGATAGCGATGATGAATGATTCCGGCTTTGACGCGAAGGTCTTGGGCAACACCCAGGCCTTGTTGCAGGCCAGCGAGCGCCTGTTTCCGCGTGTGGGCGATGCCTTGTTTGCCCATCTTTTGACTACAGTCATGCTGGCCAAATCGGTCGACATGACCCTGGAGCACTTGTTGGAGGGCGTAGGCGCGGCCTATCGTGACATCCACCGCGCTCATGAGCAGCAAGAAGGAGCCCATGATGGCAATTAAGCCCTGGTCCTCGGACCTTGATCCCACCCCCTCGCAGCGGCGTACTCCCCCGGTCAATACTGGCCGGGTGCGCATTGGCTCACGCTATGAGCCTGTGTTTCGCTGGGAACCGAGCCGCGATGCCTATGACTTGCAGACGGCGCTGTTGGAGGGGACCCACCCTGGTGTGTATCCGTCGTGGCTGGTGCGTATTCGCACGTGGCTGGTGACTATTTTGTTTGGAAGGGGTGCGTGATGCCCAATCATTTGAGCGAAGGTCTGGTGCTGCGGCACTGGGAGTGCGAGGAGCTGGGTGTGGACCTGGAGTGCTGGTTTGTCTACGAGGCCGAGGAGCTTGGTTCTCGCGAGGCGGGCACGGGCCTGCAATTGGAGCCGGATTATCCGGAGACCTGGACATTGTGTCACGTGTACTTGCCTGGATCGAACCTGGACATTGCTGCGGTGATGTCGCCCCGGGTGGTGGAGGCGATTGAAGAGGATGCCGTTCGCGATGGGGACGGATGGCGGATGTGGGAATTTGAAGACAACTGAAAAGGAGATTAACCATGACTGATAAGACGATGCACCCGGGCGACGACAGCCTCCCGGTTTTGAAGATCACGATGGAGCAGCGCGGTTGCCTCATTGAAGTGGTGGTACCGGAAGTGGCGCTGCCTTCGCCGCTGAAGATGGAGGAGTACATGCGCAACACTGGCGCGGACATGTACGCCCGGCTGTACCACATGCTGCAAAAGGCCGAGAAGGGGGAGCAGGAATGACCGACGATGTCACACCTGTTCCCTGGGATGCGCAGCAGATGCGGGCAGCGTATGAGCGCGGGCTCAAGCGCGAGAGCCGTGAGCCGTGTCCCAACTGCGGCAGCTTCGACTACGTGCCCCAGCACACGCTGTACACCGGCATTGAGACGACCTACCAGTCTTGCAACGACTGCGATCACCACTGGGGGCACGAATGAGTCCGAACAAACCCCCTGTCGCGTGGATCGTGAGCAACGCAACGGGACGCGGGCGCTGGTTGCGCTTTTCGCCCCCTGCATGGGCCGTGGACCCTGAGCCGACGCCTTTGTGTCTGGATAGGGATCGGCAGGTGCTGTGGGAGGCGTTGTACCGCATCCGCACGCATGCGCTGCAGGCTCAGGTCTCCCCTGGGTTTGCCAAGGATCAGTGCTGGGAGATTATGCAAATTGCTGAACAAGCGTTGGGAGGCCAGCAATGACTGAACTGAGGCCCGAACACACTTCGCGTCTGCAGTTTCGCCCTGATCCTCGGCCCAAGGACATGGAGTCGATGAAGATGGACCCTGAAGTGAGGCAGGGGATTGAGAAGATTGCCCTGCACATCTTCACTGACATGACCAATTCGGGCGCGTCGCTGCAGCAGACGTTGACGGCGATCTATCTATCCGGGGTGCAAAACACCATTGCTGCGATCAAGGATGAGCAAGACAAGGCATTTAAGGAAATAAGGAGACGCAAATGAGCTTCTTTCTTGGATTCGTGCTGGGGGTGTTCGTGGTCCTTGGCGCGGGATTGGTGTACCTCGTTAAGACGGAAGTGGACGATGAGGTGGACGGGACATGCCCTCCGTGCAATGGGCAGTGTGAGCAAGGCAGGAAGTGTCCTGCCAATAAAGGAGAGATCAAGTGAAAGATCAGAATCAAAATGCTCGGGACGAGCAGATGTATGCGTACGCGAGCTGGATGTCTAGGCATGGTGGGTTTGCCAAGGACATGACCTTGCGCGATCACTTTGCGGGGTTGGCGATGCAAGTGCTCATAGCCAATGATGAGACAAGCCTGGGGGAGGACGCCAAGGATGCATACATGGTGGCCGATGCGATGCTCAAAGCGAGGGGAAAATGAAAGCCGCCTTGTTGACGCTGGCGCTGCTGTGTGGCTCGGCCCATGCTGAGTTCTACACAGGCAACGAGCTGCTTCAGCGCCTCAACAGCGACATCTTGGCAGAGCGGTCAGCGGGCATCGGTTACATCATGGGTGTGGCCGATTCGGGGCACGGCGTAAGCTACTGCCCCCCTGAGAATGCCACCTCTGGGCAGATGCGCGACATGGTGCGCAACTATCTGACTAACCTGCCCGCAGTGCGGCATTTATCCGCCGACTCACTGGTGACGCATGTGCTCAAGTCGCAGTGGCCGTGCGCTGCTAGAACGCCGGGGAGACAGCTATGACTTGGAAACTTGAAGGCTTTGTTTCCGAAGCCGGAAACCTTGTGCAGCACATCGTGCCAACTGACGATCTGTACGAACACATACTTATGCCAAGTTGCTGGTGTGAGCCACGCATCGACCCCAAGGACTTTTTGGCTATTCACAACAGCGCAGATGAGCGCGAGAAGTTTGAGAACGGAGAAAGGAAACCATCGTGACCGCCATGACCCGCGACGAGATCATCCGCATGGCGCGAGAGGCGGGGTTTGATGTAGAGACTATTGAAGAGCAAGACGAAGTGCTTGAGCGCGAAAGCGACTACTACACGCGCCACCCAGACATAGGCTACATGGTACAGACGCACACGGTAGAACGCTTCGCCGACCTTGTCGCCGCAGCCGAGCGTGATGCGTGTGCCGCGATGTGTGAACAGTTAGGCGTTGAGGGCTACGGCACCCTGGCCATTGCCGCCGCGATTCGACAAAGGGGCAGCAAATGATTTATCTGTCGCTGGTGCTGGTGGGCATGGCCCCCTTGATCCTGTTGGGGCTTGTTCTATGGATTGATGAAAGGAAGATGAGATGACCTGTAAATGCCACCCTGAGAGCCCGTTTTTGTGGCGCAACAACCCGCGCCCATCGATGTTTGCCAAGGACCCGAACTTCCGGGGGACGAGTTCCATGATGTCCCAGAACCAGACAAACGTTGTGGAGCGCAAGCGCGAGGAAGGGGTCGACATCAGCCACCTGTCGGGCATCTCAAAGACGCAGCGGGTGCTCAACGTCAAGCAATTTGTAACCTATTCAAAAGCCGTAAAAGGAAACAAATGAGCGATCTGGACACCCTCAAAGCCGCCGCCGAGCGTATTGCAGCGCACAACGTAGTGCTGCGCAGCTTCCTGTTGGAGCTGCAAGACCCCGAAGGCCTGGGCCATGCCGTGAGCGTCGAAGTGCGGCGCAAGGCGGGCATCTTGCTGTCCATGCAGAACATCACCGTACCCAAGGAGCCCAAGTGAAGTGGAAGCAATGGAACATCACGCACTGGGTCCTGGAAGCCGAGGACGGCGAGGTGGTCGAAGAGATTAAGAAGGATGAGCTGAGCGGCCTGTTTGTTGTCAAGAGCAGCGCCAAGCAATACACAAGCGAGAAGGCGGCCAAGGCCGCATCAGAAAAAGGAAAGAAGGAGCTACCCAAATGACCGGACAAGAACTACACGACAGCCTCAAGCAGGTAGGCCTGACCCGAAAAGACTTCGGCGAACTGATCGATGTCCACTACCGCACCATCAGCCGCTGGATCAAAGAAGAAGTGCCCATCCCGAAAGTAGTGGCACTGCTTGTAAAGTCGTTGACATCTAAAAAATAGTTGAGTTACACTTGGTGTAACAGAAAGGATAGTCGTGAGGAAACGCAGCAAGTATCGCCCGAAGGGGGTCATTCTTGACCCCATCAACCATGTCATATCTGGCCTCAAGCGCGTGGGCTCGATAAGCACGGGCGTGACGCTGATGATCAAGAACCACACGGCCTTAGAAGCCGTGCGCAAAGGAGAAGGCACCCGTGAGGACATCGACGTCCTTATTGGTGCTTTGAACGTGACTGAGGCCCTGGCGTACTTCAGATACGGAGACGAGTGGGCAAACGAGATTCGGGCCGCGCAAGACGCTCTCTTGGAGTTGGGACGCCGAGGAGTGGAGACTGGCAAGTTTATTTTGCGAGGGCCCGAACTTACTGCGCTGAATCTGGGGATGCAAATCCACGATGCGCAGTTGGAGGCATGTACTGTGGTGGACCTGGAAAGGGCCATGGACTACGTCACACAGTGCCTGCGCAATGGTAAGGCAAGAAGCATGGTTAGAAAGGAGAAAGATGGAGCCAAAGAAAAAACGCCTCTCTGAAGAGGAACTCAAACGCTGGTGGCCGTTTGAGCGGTTGGACCCCGACCGGATGCCCGCGCCGCCGAAGAAGAAACCTCAACCAAACCCTGACTGGGAAGAAGCACTGCTATGAAATCCAAGACTGCAAAAATTATGGCGTACCTCGCCACTCACCCTGACGTTAAGGTGGCGGACGTCGCTGCCAAATTTAAGGTCAGCGCACCGTACATCTACAGCCTGCGCAAGAAGGTCACCCCGGTGGTGCCCAAGTTGCTGCCGGTGCCTGAGGTGCCCACATTTCCTCCCGAACCGGCCAAGGTAGACGCGGTCCTTGATTCTCGGGCCGTGGAGTACGGCACGTTCGCCGATGGCGCTGCGCTGATGCAATCGATCAAGCGCACGCTGTCGGGGCACGCGCAAAAGCACAACAAGACCTTTGCGGATGATCAGTGGGAAGCGCTGGAGATGGTCGTGCACAAGATGGCGCGCATCGTCAACGGCAATCCGGACAACGCTGACTCGTGGCTGGATATCGCGGGCTACGCAATGCTGGTGGCGGACCGGCTTGAGGGGAATGCGCGATGAGCGAACTGTGGCCCATTTTGGCAATTGGCTGGGTCGCTGCTGCGTGGCTCACGCATGTCATCACGTGCTTGAGCACGGCCAAGTGGGGGTTCTTGATCGCCGGGGCGATCTTCTTCCCCGTGGGCTGCGTGCATGGCACGGGCATCTGGTTCGGGGTGTTCTGATGATCCACTACAACTCGCAGGGCCAGCCATTCCACATTGGGCTGAACATCTCCCGAGCCCGTAGCGGCTTTGTCGTCGCATGGGTCTGGTATGACGTTGATCGCTATGAGTTGACGCTACGCCGGTTCCGGGTGCGA